CAACCCTAAGATCACCTGATTGAATGACTGTGCCATCAATTTGATCTAAGACATAGTTGTACGGATAGCCTTTAAACGCAGTGTCTGTATTAGTCGAGCCTGTAATAGTTCCTGTAGCTGGATCATAAGTTCCAGCAGAGGGCTTTCTTAGGGTTAGAGCTTGTCCATGTTCTTTGACAAGTCTAATGAGATCGTAAGACCTAAACGACATTACAAGCTCCCCCTATTCGTATTCAGGTGTAGAGTAGCTTGGTGGGTTGTGGAATTGATCTCTGCGGAAGCTACCATCAATACGGTTAGTATCGGCTCTTACAGCTTCAACTTGTGAGATAGTAAGACCACCAGCCTTAACACCAATGACAGCACCAGCTTTCTTACCTTGATACTCTAGGTTCTCAGACAGTGCTGTGTAGTGCATCATAAGATCAGAGTAGTTAGCACTTAATGCGCCGCTTAGGTCAGTTGTGACCCTACGTGCGTATAATGAGGCTATGTTCTTAGCAGACCAAGCAGCAGAGAAATAGATGTTATTATTGGCTTGCGCCAGAGAGAATGTAATTTCCTCGTCTTGAAGCTGCTGATCACTCGTATCAGTATCACCAAGAAGAAGACGAACGGAGTTTAGACGACCAGCATCTGTGGTAGTGGTTAAGTTAGTAGCGTCATAGCTCCAAGACATATCTATCTCACTCTTTGTTTAGGATGTCGTCTCTAATCTCAAAGAACAGGTCTTCGATCCAACGATTACTTCGTAGAAAACTTCGTATCATGCCACGTTGCTTAGGGTCGATCTTAGATTGCTTACAACGCTTAGAGGTGAACTCTGTAGTTGAGTTAGTTCGACTTTTAACTTCGTGGTTCATTCGAGATACGAGTAGTTCCAGCTTAGGGCCTTGTAGCTCCTCTAATCTGTCACCAACTTTAGTTTCTTTCTCAAGGGTCTTGTTGTGGTAGACCATACCAATGGAATATAGTCTTGCTACGGCTTCCTCTGAGACATTCAATCCACGCCAGTTAAAGTGTTCACCAGCTTTTAGAGTACGTCCGTGAGAGTCGAAGGGTCTTTTAATAAAGACAGGCCAGTCTACTTGCCAACTAAGATAATTAGGATGTAACATTGTCGGGAATGTCCTTTATTTAAGTTAGGTGGGGAACCTAAGCACCCCACCCTGATTAATTAAGCAACAACAGTGTTGAAGAAGTAACCCAAGTCAGCACCAACGACTTTCATGTCGTATGCCAATTTAGCTTGGATATGTTCAGCAACTTGCATACGCTTCAAAGCATCGTCAGAGAACGATTCAATCGAAACACCCAAGTTATTCACGCCTGAGATGCTGTTCCATGCGAAGGTCAAACCAGCAGCAGGGGTCATAAGACCAGCAGACGAAGGAGTGTGTGTCAAGAGAGCGTGTTTACCACCGATGAATGCGTTGCTTTCAGCAAGACCTTCAGCGCCAGAGTTTTTGACAGCTTCCATAACGTAGAAGTTTTCTACTTCGAAGATTTCAGCTAGTTTGGCGTTAGTAACCAAAGCTGTGTTCGAAACAGTAGCACCACCGTTTAGACGAGCCAAGATGTCTGGGTGATTGATCAAGATGTCACGGACTTCTTTACCAACAACCATAGTGTTTGGCTTATAACCACCAGATGTCAATTGCATCGCACGACGAGCAGTTGTTACGTCTGTGATTGGTGTCGAATCTGTGTAGTCTGACCATAGGTTAGCGGGGGTCGATTCACCTGTCCACACACCAGCAGCGAAGAATGTCGAAGCGAACTTCTCTTCACGGTCAATCAGGATACGGTTGACAAGTGTTTGAGCGCCAGCAGCACGGATTTCCAAGGCTGCATCTTCGTTAGCCAAAGTTTGCTCATCGAAGTCCATACCCAAGCCATAAACGTCAGCGTAGTATGAAGAGTTCGACAAAGCTAGACCGATACGGTCAACTTCAGTACGTGGAGCAAGTTTCTTAACATCGCCCGAACGGTTCATACTCGCACGGTCATAGATGTAGTACTTGTCAGATTGTTTAGCTACGCCAACGGTAGGGAATACCTTGTCAGCAATAAAGTTTTCTTGTGATTGTACATAGGCCAGCGTAAGGTTAGTTAGCGGCTGGTCGATATGCACACTTGATGGGGTCAAAAGAGCCATTATGTTATTCCTTTATAAAATTGGTTATGCTGGTACTACGTTACCGCCTTGGATAAGCTCAATTGCGATCACTTGACCGTCAACTCCAGCTTCCTTGGCATAACCCATAACAACATCACCAGCAGCGGCAGTGATAGCATCACCAGCGGCATCGGTTTGAACTGCGTCACCAGCGGCAACAGTACCACCAGCAGTTACAGTAACTTTACCTGATACACAGATAGTGGTTGCAGCAGCAGCAGCTACAGTTGTCAAAGCGACACCGTATGCTTGCTCACCAGCAGAACCAGCAGTGGTAACAAGACCACCCGCATCAAGAGTTACGAATTTAAATTGTGTAGTACCGCCAGTACCAGCGATTTCTGTGCGGTTATCACGAGATTGCATAACAGCCATAGTTATTCCCCTTTATAGGTTTTGTTGATAAGAGCTTTACCCTCTTGGGTCTTAGCTACGACAGCATAGGCTTTAGCGTAGTCACTCTTTTTCAGTTGGTTAGTGTCCATGTAGGACTTTACTAAAGCGTCTAGTTTATCAGTGGCGGATAGGAAGTCCCCATCGGCATCAGACTTACCAAACTCTTGCATAGCAGCTTCAAACGCTTTATCAGCAGCTTTTAGAGCTTCCATTGTTACTTCATCTTCCGCAAAAGACTTCAGCAAAGACTTAGCGACATCAGCAGCAAAGTGGGGAAGAACTTCTTCAGCCTTCTTTGTAAGTGCCATGTCAGCTTTTTCGATTTCATGCTGGATTTTAGCTTGATCAGCAGCTTCCAGAGCCTTAAGGATAACAGCAGGAATATCAGCTTTATTAACCGACTCGCCTTCTACTTCGATAAACTCTTCTGGGGCTTTCTTTTCGATAGCTTCAGCAGTGATAACAAAACCATTTTCAATAAGGGCTTTGCGGAGATTCTCATTCTCCAACTTTAGTGTGTCAAAATCGGCTTTTTCTACCATTTCGACTTCCATGTTTGTTTCTTCAGTCATAGTTTCCTCTTTCACAGAGTTGTCACGCTTAAAAAGAGTAACCATAGCTTGTGCATTGGCTGGCCGATCCACTAGCGAAAGTTCTTCAAGTTCAAGCTGTTTAAGAAGGTTCGGCATCAGTATTCCTCCTTCACCGCACGACCACCAATGCTGAAGGCCGCTAATTCGCCAGACTTAACCATAGCCCAGACAGCATCATCATACACTTTGTATGCGACAATCCATCCTTCACGGTTGCACTGGATTCCAAGGGAACCACAAATCTCTTTTGTGACAGGGAGCGAGTGGATAACCATACCCGTTTGATCACCTGAGTGCATAGTCTTACCAACTCGCACGTGTTCCATAAATTCGTTGACAGCCTTAACTAAGGTGTCAGCTTCGATTACATCACCTTGACGATCCACAACGGGAACACCATCTTCAGTGATAACAGAGGCCCATCCATAGACGATACGTTGTTCGTCGTCAGTCTTTAGGATTTGGCCTTCGATATTCTTTGTCATTTCATCCACCGATGTATTTGCTTCCCACATACGGCATGACCAGTAACGTGCAGAAGTCTTATCTTTCGCTGTATCACAGCTATGGCGGGAGCGGAAATTGGCACGAGCTTTTGGGTTGTCTCTACGGATTTCCATGTTTGGATCACCGAAGGTAACTCGTTTTATCTTGTCGCCAGACTGGACAAAGACTTCAAACTTCTTGCTTTGACCTTGTAAACGGCGAGGCTTATTCAGAGTTACTTTTTCACCCTGATATTCGGCCTTTTCTACGTCAACCTTTAGTAGCTCTTGTACAATAGCCCGTAGAGCCTCTATTCTGTCCACTGGAGCCTCTGTAGGCTCTTCTGTGTACTCACCCTCATCTTCCATCATATCGTCTTCTTCGGGCATCTCACCAGCGTAATAGGCTAGGTACTCTTCGTGAGTAGACGCTGGCATATAAAAGGCTTGACCCATTTGGTCTTCTGTAACGTGAGTAGCACCCTCAAATCCCATGTCCATAGAGCGAACGTAGGCTTCAGCTTGGGTGGAGAATACATCATTAGCTAGTTTAGCTTTTAGGATGTCGATCTTCTTTGTGGCAGACCAAGCACCAGCCATAGCAGCAGATTCATCACGACCACTAGCAATCATACTGTTAAAGACCACTCGCCATTGACGTTGTTTCTTTGGGGAGAGTTTATCACGAACAGCTTTAGGAAGTTCGGCATTTGTTGCATAGGGCATTATGTAACTACCTTGGCTAAATAGCCTCTAAAGTTAGTGAATACGACAGCGTTATTTGTACCTGTCTCACATCTAATTCTTACATCAGCATTTCTTGGGATGATGATAGCTGGATCAAACTCTATATTAAATGCCCCACCAGTGGAAGATGCGGTAAGACAGGCAATTTGCCTAAAGGACTTACCAACTTCACGAAGCTCTATGTAAAAGTCTGCTGCGGCAGTTTGCTTTTGGCTTACAGCACCATAACAACCAGTTAGGAAGAAGTAGTCTGTGTTACTGAAGGTTGTAGCTGCCTTGAAGGACTGCTGAAAGCCTAGTGGAATGTTTATGTGGACTTTGGTAACATCATTTGGTACACCACCTGTAACAGCAGAGTCTTGGTACACAGCAACAACACCAACTATTTCTGCGCCATTGTTATTATTGACCCTTGACACTCTAGCTAAAGGTGTAGTTAAGGCAACTGGTGTCTGTCCGTTTAAAGTAACTGCTTGAACAACAAAGGTAAACTTTGCGTCTTCCCCAGTACCTTCAATACTATGGCCTTCAATGAGGACTTCGTGTATATCTGAAGCAGAAGATGAAACAACACGATCAATTAGGTTAGTGCTAACATAGACTTCGTTACCATCAACACTCCAGACAGTCTGTAGTCCAGCAGTAGTAGATAGATTACCTGACTTACCAAACTTTAGGAGAGACTTAGCTTTAGCATCTATTGAAACCCTTTGGCCGTAGGTGCTGTATACTTCACGTTCACCTTGGACTAGTCGTCCGTCAGGAACTTCGTATGTACGTCTCTGCCAACCACCAAACATTCTTT